TGCGGCAATAACTCTTGTTTTGATAACTGCATCTGTAACATTTGTTTTAGAATTTTTTACAACTTTGAAAGTGGCTTGTAAATTTTCGTCTGCGTTTGTGCCAAATAATATTTTGTATTTTACAGGGTGATATATTATTTGATCTGCTAATGATTTCAATGGGTTAAGTACGCCTGAATAACTTATTCTCAATTGGTTTGATGTTGATGGCATTGGCTCTGTTCCGCCGTCTTGCAACCATATTCTGTAAAGATTGTCGTAAGTTCTTTCCAGCATGTATACATCAACAATATTAGACACACTTGGATCAATTCTAGTTTCCTGTCCTGCATTGTGTTTGTATTGGAAGTTTATACTGCTTCTTCCTCTTCTTGCTGTGTAATCTGTTGATGTTGATAAAGTGTTTGTTGTTGCATTGTATTTCTTAATAACATCTTCTGCTGAATCATAAAAATAAAATAATTGTTCATCTGTGTATGTTGACGAATTTAATGTAATGTCTGTTTCATTTTTTGTTACAACAAAATTTGTTGATGCATAAGGTTTAAATCTTGATATATTATTGTATGATATATATTTTTCAAAAAATACAAATTTCGTAGTAACACTTGAATCGGGTTCAACAATAATATCAAATATTTCTGGATTATCTACCACGCCATCATCGTCGGCATCAAAGAAACCTACTTTTACTTTTCTATTGTCTTGGAAACCGTCTGCTTCTGTTACTGTATCTACCACTTGCCAATTAATTGGGTAGCCAATTGCGTTGCCTGAAGAAACTATTGAGTTAGTTTTTAATACTTTAATTGTATCTTTAACACTTGTTCCTAGTTTGTAATCGTAAATTTTTTCTTGTGCATCATAGTGAAATTTGTTCTGTGATTCTGATTCAAAAATATAATCTAATTTTCTATATTGTACAGTATACGTGTTTCCATCATTTGTAAATTTAAACCACCAACTAGCATCTGCGTTTGTGCCTGCTGTTGATCCTTGGTTTGTTAAACTAAACACAGCACTTGCACTTAAATTTGTTGATGTAATAACTTTCCATGTTTCTGTGTCCCAATCATATCTCAATCCAAATTCTTCGTATGCGTCAATTCTATCAATAATGTCTGCTTCTAATTCTGCTGATAATGATGTTGTAAAGTTTGGTATTAAAGCATTTACTACTGCTCCGTTTGGTACTATATTATTCAATGTTACTGGACCTGCACCTGATTCTAAATTTCCTACTCCGCTGTTAGCACCGTCACCTGATACTGCACCAATTTTTGCCCACGATCTATCTTGGCTGTTATCAGTTGCTGATGCAACTAACACTCCATTTAAGAAAGTTCTTGTGTCTGGAGATGTAAATTTAATCAATGCTCCTGGTTTAGCATATTTTAAATTTGAAGTTGCAAAGTCACCTAGCACCAAAGGTCCTGCGGCTTTGATATAGCCAGTGTTGGCATTTGTTGATGTTGTTGTTGAATTCCATTCTGCTGATAGTGTGCTTAAATCTTTTGTTCCATATTTGAAGTAGTAAAACTGTCTTGCATATGGTGTTTTTAATTTTGCTTCAACTTTTGCATCTAGTGTAGATTGTATGTCATTTTTATTATTAAAAGTGAAAGTAAATTTTTGTGTTGATTCTTCTCTGTACAATATTCCATCTTCAGCAAACACACTTACATTTGAGTACGCACCTGTTGGATCTAATATTTCTTTTGCTCTAGAAATACCTGAAGCGGATCTGTTTGTAGATTTTACTTTAACAATCTCTTGTGATGCTGAAAGAGGCACTACTTGATAATCTTCAGCAGTAATCATTCTGTTTTGTGAATAATAAACTTGTCCTGCTTTTTCTTTTATAGAATCATTTGACTCTGATGCAGATGAGTTGTAAACTGATGCTTGTAAACCTAATGTTATAGATAGTGTTTGTTGTCCGCTGTTGGCGTCCACATAAGGTATTGCAACTACTATGTTTTGCATATCTGCTGGTTGAATCGAATACTTGGCATTGTCACTAGTTCTGTAAAATGATTTAAACGAACCTAGTGGTAGATTAGAAAAGTTTCCATCTCCAAAAACTAAATCTACTTGGTCATTTGCTTTTGTAACAACATTGTAAATATTTCTTTCTGATTTGGATAAAGAATTATAAATTGCATTGTTGCCTGATAAAGACGGTACCTGTGTCCATTCTCTTGTTATCTGTCCAAACTGATCTAATTGGTACAACCAAACATCGCTGTTGTTAATGTTTGGAGAATCTAAAGATTGAATATAATTTGTGATTGCTGAGTTAACTGTGAATGTTGTTTGTTGCATTCTTCCTTGTTTGAACAGCATGAAAAATCCTGTGTTGTTGGAACTGTCTCCGGAACCATCATTTCTGTATGTGTATGTTATTCCTGTACCTTCAACTGGTTTTGCCTCATATATAGATTCTGAATCTTCTATCGTTGAAGATACAATTTCAAAATCTCTATTCACCCCACCAACACTTTTTGTAAAATTAAACATCGGTAAGTCAGATTGATTTGAACTTAATGTATAAACTTCTGTGTCAATGCCGCCAATCTTGTCTGACTCTCTTGGATTTCCGTACAGTTGTCCTGTTTGGTTTGCCGCATTTAGTATTGCTGTGAACTGTTCTCTGTAATTTGAGTTTGCAGAATCGTTCCATAAAATTGTTTGATTTGATAGATTTGCTCCTGATGAATCTCTTACATCTTGAGTTGTGGATATTGCATTTATTTTCAACAACCCTGTTGCTGGCTGGTTTCTTTTTGCATTGTAATTAATCAGCCTTGCTAATCTTAATATAGAATTTCTTCTTTCTGCTGTTTCTAAAAAGTTTTCTCTGGCATTTAAATCAACTCTGAACGACAACGCCTGTGCTATGTAGGCAATCAAATCCAAAAGTGCTACATATTCAGAACTCTCAACAAAGTCGTTGAAATCATCTGGATAATTTTCTTTTAGGTATGCGACCATTGTTCTACGAAGTGTTTCAAAATCGTAGGATTTGAAGTCTGCTTGTTGAAAGGATTGATAGATCTTTCTCCAATCTTCCGCAACTAATAATCTGTTTTGTCTGTCTGTAGTGGCCATAATACTTTAATAATGATATTTATAGTATTAATTATGTGCGTACTTTAAGATAGGCGTAACAACGAGTTTTCATCGAAGTTGAATGATAGTTTTTCAGTGATGTTTAGTGGAACATACGTGATAGACGCCTGTATGGCTATTCCTTTGTCTGCTTCTCTCACTGTGATTTCGTTGGTGGATATACGAGGATCAGCATTTAAATTAGCAGTTATGTCTTCAAGTATTGTTTCTTTGAGTGCTTCTGTGAACGGTTCAAATATGGCATCGTAAATTATAGTTCCAAACTCTGGGTTTTCAACACGTTCTCCTTTACGCACTGACAATCTGTTGATTAAATCTTGTTTAGCAACCTCAAAGTCGTACTGTTTAAAATTTTTCTGCTCTGCTCGAGATGAAAATCCTTTAAACGTGATTGCTCCGCCGCCTGCACTATTTGATGAATTTGAATCGTATGCCATTTGTAATATTTATTCTACCAAAATTTTAATTTACTAATGAAAGGACCTGCACTTTTAAGTGCTGTGGATAATCCTGATGGATTTCTGTACATATTAGCCGGTCCAGTTTTAGATCCTAAAAAGAAGTTTTCTGCAATATTGGCATATTGTTTTATTTGGGCCACACTTTCAACGATATTGCCTGATGTTATACCTTGCACAAACGATAGTGATTCTTGTTTGATTATTGATTCAATATTTTTTGCGGCATCGACTATTTCAGTGATATCTTTAACTTTTAAATTTACTTCGTCATTTAATGCCACAAGTTTTTTAACCTGAGATGCTACTCCAGATATTGTTTTGTTTGCCATTAATGTTTCTTTTATTTCTTTTAATTTTGCCGACGATATATCTGGATTATTTTCTTTAATTTTTTCTAGCACACCGCTAATATATTTTTTCTTACGTTCTTGACTGCTTTGTCTTGCATATGGCTCATGGGTAACAAAGTCAGATACTGTTGTTCTGACATCCAGTGTGTTTGGTTCTCCACCTTCTTTGATTGGTTTTTCTATATCTATGTCTTTAGCATCTGTAACAATAATTGCTACGTTTTGATGATCTGGTGTTAACCAACTGCAACCCCAGCCTTCATTACTTCTACTTCCTGAGTTTAGATCAATCCTACCACCTTTCAAATGATGTGCACCTTTGGCACTGTGCAACTGTGCTCCGGCGTGTGACATAATTCCATCTCTAGCAAAACTTTGTATAATTCCTTTTTGTGAAGAGTTAAAAATTCCTGCTTCACCCATATTGAATATTCTTGGTGAACTGCTGGCAATGTTTATATCACTGACCATTCTAATTCTCTGTTTGGCATGGAAATTAATATCTCTGTCCGAGTGTATGTTAAAGTCACCCCCGGATCTTATGTTAATACCTGATGCAGAAAATACACTTACTGTTCCGTCACTGGCCATTTCTATAAATGCTTTTCCTGAACCGTTTGCAAGATATACTACCCCTTCTGTGTCGTGCATCAACAATTGATGTCCTGACGCTGTTCTAATTCTCGCAAGTCTGTTGTTGCCTTTTTTATCTCCGTCATCTAAAACAAAACAATGTCCAAGATCTCTGTCCACTCTTATAGGTGTATCGTCAAGTCCTATGTTTCGTACTCTAGAATCTTCACTGATCCCACCCGGAGTGTTCCATCCAAATACTTGGCTTGGTGTTTCTCTTCTTGCACTTGATGACGTGGTGCCTCTTATGTCGTCTTTTATTAATCCTTCTTGAAACAGTTGTTCGGCCAATACATCATTAACTGGAAACTTCCATTTGTTTATTGCTTCTATTGATTCGCCTTGACTGTATGCTTTTTTATTTTTTTCTTCTACCGGTAAAAAGTTTGTGCCATAATTTTTTACTTTGACTCCTGCGTTTGCAGATATGCCTCGTTCTCTGCCGCTTATAGCATTTGTGTTATTGTATGTGTTTTCTGATGACCCCATACCAGGTATTTGTTGATTGGTTAATGGTTCTTGAATACAACCAATCCAGAATGCATTTCTTTGTGTGGTTTCACCTTTGGCAAATATTACAAGTACATTGGTGTCCACATCGGGTGGAATAGCCCACATACCATATGACCGTTGTTGTGGTCCTGCGTCACCGTCGACTGTGTTTGCTTTGAAAGGTTTTGCACCATAAAACGGAGACAAATATTGGCACCATATAACCTGTTCAGCATTGATGTCATGTCCGTCAGTTCGTGAAAGTGCAGGAATTACCACACCTAGCCTTCCCATTTTTAACGGGTCTACTGTGTTCTTAACAACACCAATAAACGGACCTGGATCTTTTACACTGTGCTTATCACTAAAATTTTTTAGATTGTCTTGTGTGTCTGTAAATCCACCTGATATTTTATAGTTGGCCATAATCTATTGTCCTCTCTTCTTCTTATATATCGTTCTTCCGTCTGGTAGTTTTACTTCTATGCCTCCGGTTTTGACTGCATTTGAAACTTTGGATTTAATACTAGAAGTTTCAATTCTATCGTTACCACCGGGTTTTCTCGGATTAGAAGATCCTACTTCTACTGTGGTTGTGTTTTTGTCTGATGAACCATAAACTTTTGTAATTGTAGTTTCAATAGTGTCTGCCACAGACCCTTGTTGCTGATTCATTCTAACCAGATGTAATGTTTGTAAAAATTGTCCATTGTTGAATTTGCTGTCAACTTTAACAACTTGGTATATTCCGGTAAATGTTTGATTATCAGTAGCCATTCCACGTTTATTAACTGCTCCCATATGATGTTCGTAAATTCCAATTTGATCATCTATGTCATCGGGTGGTCTTTTAAAACTTAACTTAACCAACGGTTGAAAGTTTTCTGAATTGAAACTTCCATATTTGGGACTTATTACGCCTGATCCTATTCCCTCTGCCTTTTTTGATCTGTCTTCGTGTATATTGATAAACTGATCCTGACAAATAAATGCTGGGTCTCCTAGTATTTCTAGTTCTACCCTAATCATATCTGCCTCTGGGTTGGTTATATAATCGTAAAACTGTTGAGATTTGTTTGATCCCGATTCCATCGAGTTTGTACCTTGTAGATTACTAGGACTAGATCTTAAATCAGATTGTTCGGATCCAAACACTTTTTTTAAATTTTCTTCAAAGTCCTGATACTTTCCTTTTTCTTTAGCATCTTCTTTAAACGGTCTAACATTTCTCAGATAGTATGCAGTTTTATAGTTAATTCTTAAACTTTGTATATCCACATTCTCTCCTGTGTATATGTAATTGTAGTTTTTTCTAATCCATTTGTTCCAATCAACAAACCCTAAAGTAACTCCTGGCGGAAAGAATTTTAAAACGTGTATTTTTTTTGGTATTGCTTTAAAAATTATTTTTTTTGGGCTCATTTTTCTTATCTTGTCCAAACTAGAACGAACCTTTGTTTGCACAGAGACTTTAATTTCAAACCAATCCACCCACTGATTATTCCTTGCTAGATCTGGAAATTGTTGTGATGAATAAAAATCAAGCAACTCGTCAGTGACACTGTCGCCGGGTTTGGTTGTGCTATTAGAACTATAAGTGCCTGCTCCTGTCATCTTCATGTGCCAATACTGCCAGAACCTATCTGCAATAATTGAATACCCTTCACCTGTTCTGATAGCATCTTCGAAAAATTTTACTAAACTTGTTTTATCAGTTACCTGTGCATCTGCTAGTTCAATTTTGGGTGCAAAATCAATATTATCAAAAATGTCATTCCACAATCTTTTAATAAAATTTGCATTGGATTCTGCTATTGTTGTTTGCAGTGTTTTTGCATATTTGGCATTTTTTTCAACATCACTTGATACAATAAATTCATATTCATCCACATACTCTCGTACACCTTCTTTAATTTCTTGTAATTGATCTTTGTATAATTGTTCTTCAATGGTTTCTATCCATTCGTTTACACTTCTTACTGATGCTGTTAATGTGGTACGAGGGAATTTAAATCTATCATCATGGGCTAAATCACCAAACGGCACTGCAATCACTTGATATTTTGACCCTGCTTGATCTAAATCAAATTCAACCCTAACAATAAGTATGGGAATTTTTCTCTCATAAATTTTATCTGCACTTGTTATTGGTTTGCCGTTTTCGTCTGTGCCTTTGAATTCTATTGTTAATAACAACGGTGCGTCTTGAAAATCTCTATAACCGTTTATAAAAGTTGCCGCTTTGACTTTTTCTACCAGCGATACACCAAAAGGTTCAACTAGTTCAAAATTCATCTTTGTTATGTTTGCTAGACCCCTGTCTGAGTTTGGCCCCACTGTGCTTAACATATTAAAGTTTTCAAAAAATAAATCTAATCCTTGACTTAATATATACTGTGAGTTTGTTGGACTGTATGCTTCGTTATATACCTGGCCGGTTCTTTGTTCATTCCATATTCTTTCTTTGTTTAATTTGTCCATTTGTGTTTTGTATTTGCCATCGCTGACATTTGGATCACCTATGCCTCCTGATCTTGCAATAATGTCATGCACAGGATTTTTAAGATATGCGTGGGTTCGTAATTCATCTTCAGATAATCCACTTAATGTAAAAATATAATTGTAAGTTGCAAATTTGTGCAATACATTTTCTTGTAAACCGGCTTTGTCGTCAACCGGTGAGTTGTTTTCTTCTACCACACCATAGTTTTCTTTGGCATTGGCCAAGTTAGCATATTTTGATTGCTTCCACGCATCAAACTGGTCAGTAACTTTCTTACGTAAATTAAGTGCTGATCCGCCATAGAGATATTCACCTGCGGCATTTTTTTTAAATGCGTTGAACGCCTCTTTAGACTTTCGTTTAATATTAAATGGATCTTTGGCCATTTTATACTCCTAAGTCGTTAGAAATATTACTTGCCTTGGGTAATTGAATTGTTACTCCAGGTTTGAAGTCATATATAGGATCTTCAATTTGGTCTGGGTTACGTTGTGCGAATACCCACCAAAGTCTTGGTGTACCATAAAGGTCATATGCTAACAAGTCTGGTCTGTATGCGTAGGTTCTTTCTATCGTGTATGTTTGATCATCTGCTTCGGCTGTGATTGTTCTTGCAACCATTTGTTCTAAATTAATTTCATTTTGCGGTGTAGCATAATAGGGTGATGTGTTTGAATATTCAGCCATTATACTAATCCTATTCCTCTTTCTTTATCTAATGATCCATCAGCAAATTTCTTTAGTGAAAAGTTTTTGACTGTGTCTCTGCTGTATACCGGAGTTACCATACAAGAAATTGTTGATATTGTTGGTGCCCAAGATGAATCTTCTATTTTGTTTTCATCTATCACATAGTTGTCAAACTTGTCTACGCCTATTGCTCCACCAAATCCTTTTGTTTGATTTGTGGAAATATAATCGATGCCAGGTCTAAGTTCAACACTAAACTGACTTATTACAACCGGAACTTTGTCATACACATGATCACCGTATCCTGACAAATGCATAATAGGCGGTGGAGATCCTTTCATCATTTCGTCTGATTTTCCAAAAGCCATCTTGCTCATTGTTCTTAAAAATTTTACTGTGGCTATCCAATGCTTGGCATCCTCAGAATTTTGTACTGGAAATTCTCCCACAATACTGATAGTGTCTACCTGTGAATTTTGATATGCTTGAAAAGGATAGTTGCTATGTGTTTGTGCTAGTGCATTATAGTTTGCCGAGTTTTGCACAATTACTGCCGGTGTTACTGGCCAAAATACCCCGTTGGATTTTTGTAATGGTGCTAACAACTCATTGTTGTCCAATAGAGTGTATTTGAAGGGAGATTGTGGCGGTAATGTTAACCTTACTCTCCAATCTTGTGCTCCGGCTCTGCCTGACCATTTTGCTTTGGCTGACTGTATACGACTGGTATCACCTAATCCTGCACCTGTTAGACGTGCCCAGGTCTTATTGATAAACCCGCCAGCACCTAAAAAAGAAGAGTCTTTTTTAATAAGGTTTTTTGGTATATTAAATGCCATACTAAATGGTTGATTTCCTTTTCATAATTTTGTATACTATAAAGTATATTTATAGGCACAAGAATAGGCGCATTTAATTACCCATACGGCACGATATCAACAGACCTGTTTGTGGTCACTTTTACACTAACAATATTGGAGAAACATGAAAAGAGTAAAGTACCTAAACAACAGAGATTTACTGGCACAAATACACGCCAGCAAGAATACGTATTGTTCGTATGTGGGTGATGAGGATTCACAATATGATTTGATAGTGCCTAATCTAAAAAAACTAAATGCAAGTGCAATAGCACAGGCTAGAAAAGCCAAAGCCAAGAGATTAACACAGGTAGCATGGGAAGAAGCGAAGGCGGCAGGACTTAAAAAAATTAAACTTTCAGATTACACAGTAAGTCCAAGGAAAATAGAAAAAACAGATTTAGTTTTTAGGGTGATGATGTTTGATCATATCCCAATGGATGACGAACGTAAGAAGAACAAAAAAACAGTTGCTGATCATCATGCAAAAATTAACTTTCCACCGTTCCAACATTATAGACTGGACAAAAAAGGCAAGCCTCAATGTGTGGGAAAATCACATTGGGTTGGCGGTATGGAGAACGGCAACTTCAGTTGTGACCATGGCAAAATAACAAACAGTTTGGCACTGATGTTTATGAAACTGTGTGAAAGATACGGCACAAGATCAAACTGGAGGGGATACACCTACAACGACGAAATGCAATCACAAGCACTGATGCAACTGTCACAGATTGGTTTGCAGTTTGACGAAAGTAAATCAGAAAATCCATTTGCATATTACACAGCGGCAATAACGAATTCGTTTACAAGAATATTAAACATTGAAAAGAAAAATCAAGCAATCAGAGACGACTTGTTAGAAGTTAACAACATGATGCCCTCATTTACTAGGCAAAATGAGAATGATGCTAATTCTCCCGCATACAAAAAGAGAATGAAAACAGTACACGGTGATGTTATGCAGGTCAATAAAACTGGTATTGCAAAATTAAACAAAGTACTAAAGAAAAAAGGTAAGATTGATTCAAAAGATTTCGAAACTGTTAATTCTAAAAAAGTTGACATGACTAATCATCAACCAATTGTAAAGAAGAGGTGGTAATAAATGGCATTCTTTAAAAAAGTTGCTTGTTTTACAGACATACACTTCGGCATGAAGGGTAATTCTAGAATACACAACGATGATTGTGAAGAATTTGTAAAATGGTTTATAGAAACAGCCAAAGCAGAAGGTTGCGAAACTTGTATATTTCTAGGCGATTGGCACCATCACAGATCATCAACCAACGTTTCCACAATGAACTACACAGTATCCAACATGGAACGACTGGGTGCGGCGTTTGAAAAAGTTTATGTTATCATGGGCAATCACGATTTATTCTACAGAGAAAAAAGAGAAATTAATTCTATGGAGTTTATAAGAAATATACCAAACATACATCTTGTTAATGAATGGATTGTTGAAGATGATGTTGCAATTATTCCGTGGATAGTGGGAGACGAATATAAAAAAATTCAAAAAATGAAACAGAAATATGTATTTGGACATTTCGAACTGCCATACTTTAAAATGAATGCTATGGTGGATATGCCAGACGTAGGCGGAATACAAACTGATCATTTTGCAGGTTGTGAACAGGTGTTCTCCGGACACTTCCACAAAAGACAACAAATGAAAAATGTAACTTATATGGGTAATGCGTTTCCACACAACTACGCAGATGCATGGGACGATGATCGAGGCATGATGATCATTGAAATGGGTGGGAAACCTAAATATATTAATTGGCCTGAGATGCCAAGATACATCACTATCAAAATAAGTGAACTATTAGAAGATCCAGAAAAATATTTAAAACCTAAAATGTATGTGAGAGTTACGCTCGATGTAAAAATATCATATGAAGAAGCAAACTTTATCAGAGAAACTTTCATAGACAAATACGAATTAAGAGAACTACAACTAATACCAGAACAGATTGATCAAGCACAACAACCCACTGTTGAGGTGCAAAAATTTGACAGCGTGGATCAAATTGTAATCAAACAATTACAAGGTGTTGATTCAGAAACATATGACAAAAATATATTAACAGCAATTTACAACGATTTAGATGTCACAAATTAGTAAAAAAAAGTTTTGGAAAATATTGACTCAAAAACCCAAAAAGAAATGGGAATCAAATATATCAGACAAGGACACTCCTCAGAGTGTATGGTTGTCTGGGTATTGGAGATGGCGTAAACTAATGGATAAAGCAAATGCTGACGATTAAAGAATTAACAGTTAAAAACTTTATGAGTGTGGGTAATCAGGCCCAAGCAATAAACTTCGCTAACAAAAGCCTTGTGCTTGTGATTGGTGAAAATATGGATCTAGGTGGTGACGATGCTGGTGCTAGAAATGGTACTGGTAAGACTACAATTATAAATGCACTTTCATATGTGTTCTTTGGTGAAGCATTAACAAACATCAGAAGGGACAATCTTGTAAACAAAACCAACGGAAAAGGCATGTTGGTGAGTGTTAAATTTGTTAAAAATAATGTTGAGTACACAATAGAACGTGGAAGAAAACCTCAGATATTTAAATTCTATGCAAACAACATTGAACAAAATTTAGAAAGCAATGAAGCACAAGGTGAGAACAAAGAAACACAAATAGAAATAAACAGGTTAATGGGTATGACTCATGCCATGTTTAAAAACATAATTGCACTGAACACATACACACAACCGTTTCTTTCAACCAAACAAGCAGAACAAAGAGAAATTATAGAACAACTGCTTGGTATAACTTTACTGTCAGCCAAAGCAGATTTATTAAAGGAAAAACAAAAAGCAACCAAGCAACTACTCACTGAAGAAAAAATGCTGTTGGATACTAGAGTTGCATCTAATGAAAAAATCAAAGAATCAATCGAAAGTTTAAAAATAAGATCTAGTGCTTGGCAAACACAAAAAGAAGAAGATTCTAAAAGTTTTGCGGAGGCAATAGCAGAACTAGAAAAAGTAGACATCAAAGCAGAATTAGATGCACACAAACGTCTGCAGAAGCACAACGAGAATTATATTAAATTATTAAGTTTACAAAAGGAAAAAGCATACCACGAGGATTCATACACAAAAGCAAAAAGCACAGTGGATAAAACTGTGTCAGACTTAGAATATGCGGCACAGCAAAAATGTCCTACCTGTGAACAGGAACTATTAGACGACAAGCACACTCATCTTGTGGACAAACTCAAAGCCACACTAACTGAATCCAAAGAATACAGTTCAAAACTTGCAAGTGATCTTGCAAAAATACAACAGGACATAGACACAATAGGTGACTTAGGAGTAACACCAGACACGTATTATGACACAATAGACGAAGCATACAATCACAAAGGATCATTAAAAGATTTGAACCGTCAATTAGAACAAAACGAAAAAAAACAAGATCCGTATGCTGAACAAGTAGAAGAACTAAACAAAACAGCAATACAACAAGTTGATTTTGAAAAGGCAAATGAACTTGAAGACTTGCACAGACACCAAGAGTTTTTATACAAACTGTTAACAGCAAAAGATTCATTCATAAGAACAAGAATAATAGAACAAAATTTAACATAC